GCGCAGAGCACCTTGAGCGGCTCCGTCACCTGTGAGTGCACCCATACCTGCTCCGGCCACACCGCTTCCAATGACATTCTGCATGCCAGAGCTTATTCCGCCGCCGACAGCACTGTTAACTCCGCTTCCGATTGCCTTGCCGAGACCGCCACCGATTGCACCAAATGCCGCTCCTTTAAGCGGGTCATTACCTCCGATTGCCGCCGTGCCGGCACCAAGTGCTGCTCCACCAACCACAGCTGAACCTGTGGCACCTAGAACACCGCCCGTCAACGCTCCACCGATTGCCGTGCCGATGCCGGGAACGAACATAAGTGCAACCGGTGCTATGGCGCTGAAAGTCTTCCAGAACCCACCCTTATACTCACGCAACCCGGTGTTTGGATTAACTTCGCCGGTGCCGCCCATACGATGGAGCATCTCTTTCTCGCGCCGGTTGACGTGCACCAGTTCGGTGTCTCCACCACGGCCGAGCGAGGCTAGACCGCCGCGAGCCAAGGTTGGTATAATCTGTCCTGGTTGCATCTGCATCGGTGGAGGGCCGCCGGCCATCGGGCCTGTCCCATTCTGCGGACCCATACCCATACCCATGCCGCTGGGCTGAGTAGAGCCGAACCTCTGCTTAAGTCTGTCCTGCAGACCGTACAGCGCAATGAGAAGTGAAACGATAAGCGCTGCATCAAACTGCACAGGGACCATATCTTCAGGGATCAACCCCTGCGAAATGACCATCTGCCGTACCTGAGCGTAGCTGTTGGGGTTCATAAGGACGGACTCAAGCACCTTGATTGCTTCGTCAAGGTCTTCAGGAACGATGTTTGTTCCAGCCAACTGAGCCTCCATAGCGTCTACCGCTTTCTGCAGGTTGGGGTCTTGGCTGGCGAGCTGCATGATTTGGTCTCTAAGCGCCATGGTTGTACCATTTATGATTGTGGAATTCTTCTGCGAGGAACCCGTATACCAACAGATCCTCATCACCCGGCAATGCGTTGCGCATCACCCCCTCCAGCTTATAGCCGAAGTGTTCTATAATCCTGTGGGCTTTCTTGTTGCTTGCCTTTGACAACCCGGTCGTGCGCCGGATGCGAAGTTTGTCAAACAAAAACCCGAACGCCTCGTTGAACATCTTGACTGACTCCTTTGGGCGAACCTTTGAGGAGTCAATGACAATGTTGGTGTCGACGTTTATCATAGAGAAGTTCGTGAAAATTATAACACAAACAAACTCATCATTTTCGTCAACGGCCGACATCGCACGGAAGAAGTTCGGTGGAGCGTCAAGCTCAAGCCGATGGCGTGCCCATGCTTCTGCTTCTTCTTCTCTTTCAAAGCCAATGTATCTCATACGGTTTGACAGAATCTCTCCGCCCAGTTTGTCCAGTTGTCGAATTGATACGGACTCGGCACATCTATATTGGGTACAGTCAACGCAATATCTGCGCCCCAGTTCTGCCAGTCAAGTTCATTCTGCAGCCGTGGTGCGCCTAATTCAAGAGACACCTGATCAGCCCAATCCATCAGCCCCATGCCTGTCGGTTGCGTCAGCATCATCCGAGCGAGGTCTTGTCACCGGAAGACAGGTGGCCGATAATCTGACCCATCTGGTAGTCACCACCAATGGTGTTGCTTTCAAAGCGCACACGGATTTCACGGCGCTGTTCCTTCATCATGACAATCTGCTCCGCCGGTGTGCTGGCTGTTTCGGGGAAACTGAACTGGCTGCTGTACACTTCAGGTGCGCGGGCATTCGCCCTGCCGGACACCTGCACGCTCATTTCGCCCTTTTGTACAAAGTCTGGTTCTATCTTCGTGAGTCGAACATATTCGTTCTTCCCGCTGGTCACGGCCGACAGGTCTGCTGTCTCAAAGTAACTCTGAATGGAATTGATGGCGCTGGCGTCAATCCTATCTACGCCGCGTTCATGCAGCCATACCCGGTAATCTCCACCGCTTCCGACTACACCAGTCATCATCGGTGCAGCAAAAGCGTTGTTATAGTGCGCTGCGCTTCGCCCCGTGTCGGGCAGTTCCGTGTCGTACCATACGTTCTCGCGGACGTTATATACGACGGCGTGGGTGCATTCGGTGGCCGAACCGCGAGGGTAGCACCACCAGATCTCCCCGTAGCGAGGAACTTTGAACGCAAAGACCTTTGAGCGTTCCGCCTGATTCAGTCCTTCATAGAAGTAGTTCAGGTTCATGGTGTTTGGCACTTCACGCACGACGCCATTGAACATAAGGAACCGGTCAACTCCAGCCCAATAGAACACACCGTCGTAGTCAACGACGCAATCGCTTGACAGAATTGAGCTGTCGCTCGTCAGCACGTCAAAGGAAAAAACCGTGCTTCCTCCGGTGAACTGCGCCCGAATGACTGCGTCCCACGCCCAGAAGATGCCTGAGGCGGTTGCACCACGCAGCGGGAGTCCCTTGATTATTTTCTGTCCCCACGGTCGTGCAATACCTGCGCCTCCCGAAAGGTCAACGAGGTTGGTCGGTTCGCCAGCTTTGCTCCATCCGATGATGCCGTCAGTGCCATAATATAGCAGGTACGGGTGGAGCGACACGATTCCGCCAGTGCAGTTTGCTCCATCAGGGATGCGAACACTCTTCAGAGGGTCCGTACCCAGCACGTCTCCGAAAAAAATCTGCCCCGCTTCAGCGTTACATGAGCACCCAAGGTTCGGTGCGACGTGGGCCAATATGTAGTTGTCGCTCGTGGAACTGTCGTACTGGTAGTCAAACATCCATTCATTGTTGGCGTCCATCACCAGTGCGTCACTACCTCCGGCCATATCGGTGTCCACCGTTGTGAGGGTCGTAGTTGTGGACTCCACCTCATAGTAGTTAGTTGCGCTGCCCGCTGTGGCTGCCGCGATGGTGACGACTGGGCCAACAGAAGTCGCAGTGTAGTTTGGAACGCTGGCGAACGCCGTGATATTGCTGGCGACGTTGGAGGCTGTAGTGCCGAGGTCCGCAGTGAACGGCACGCTTGCGCTCATGATTTCCACTCCGTCAACCATGATGCTGTCTACTGAACCTGCTGCTCCACCCGTCAGGGTGACGGTGCCTGTGGCCGCAATGGCTACGGGAGTGCGGTCAGCGATGATTGAACTGTTGCCGCTTCCGTCAAGCGTGAACCGCTCCAAAAGGTTTTGGCTTCCGCTATGACAGTAACTGAAGCGCTGCTGCGTGAAGGTGGTAAACCCACGGCTGAGTTCCGTAAGGAACCTTTGCACCGACCGGTACCCGCCAATCTTGCGAGGAAGCCCACGCTGCCACCGCACCCACTGTCCGTCGGTATAATTGTCACCCTCAAACTTGGTTCCGTCACGTTTGATGCCGGGTTGACTTTTAAGTGGTGCAGTGGTTGTCGGCATACTAGAACGACCCTCCATCAACCGTGCCTACCGGGGCAGCGCCGAGCGTACTCCACACAGCCGCCGCGTTAGCCGCAGTATAAATCGCCACACCTGTGGCCGTGCCTCCTAGGTTTATGCGCGCCGAAGAAGCTGAAGTTGCCCCCGTTCCACCTTGGCTGACCGAAACAGGCAGGCTGAGGCTTGAGGCTGATTCAGCGTTCAGCACGTCCGCTCCGTCGCAATACAGGATGACGCGCTGGTTCTGCACGGTGGTGACGCCTGTGCCTGCAACTGTCTTGACGGTGACGATGAACGACCCTGTGGTCTGGTTGTCAACCCAGTACTGCTGAACGGTGTCAGGGACGATGACATTGATGTCTGCTGTAATCGCTCCGGTGAACCTGTACGCAACCTGATTGAGTTCCGCACCGCTGAGCGTGTAGTCAACTCCTCCGGCGATGTTGACGACGGTATAACTGAAGGTGTAGGTTGCGCTCTGGCCAAACCCGACAGTGTAAAACCCTGTTCCGTCACTAGCGATGATGGCTGAATCCCCAGGGTTGAACACCACGGTTGAACTGCCGTTAATCTCGGACAACCCAGGGGCGTCTGCCGTGATGGATCCACTTCCGCTGTTGCGCAAGTAAATGAACCAATTGTTGCCGACGGTTACAGGGTCCGGAAGAGTGAGCGTGCCGCTGGCTCCGCTCCAGTTGTACATCTTTGCGCGGTCGGAGTTACCTGCGGTATAGTCTGTGTTGAAGTCAGAAACCGGGACGCTCTGGCTGAGCAGAGGGCCTGCGGCAGTGATGCCCGTGCCGGCGAGAGACGCTGCTGTGGCTAATGATGTTGTGGAGCCATACTGCAGCGTGCTCCATGCTCCGGCTTCGGTGGTGTTGCTGGTGAGATATATCTGCCACAGAGTGCCGGCGAGCAGACTAGCAATGACTGTGCCTGCGGCATTTTTGACAGTGAAAGTGTATGAGCCTTTGTTATTGAACAGCACGGTGTTCCCTGTGCCGCTCTGGCGGGCGTCAGGCATCGTTATACTGAAACCTGATGCGGTAGGCGCAACGTCAATAATACGAGTGGCGAGGTTGTCGCTTGCGGAAGTTTCTTCCGGCCAACTGAGCGCGACGTCAGAGTCCAGCGTCACCGCGCTGTAGCTTATCTCACTCGGGTATATGTTTGCGCCACCAAAAGTGTCCGTGTAAACTGTCATTATGCGTCGTTCCTGTTAGCGTTTCTGTCAAGCACGCGGCCACTGTTCTCTCCGGCGAGTGCCTTGGCTGCACGGTCGTACATGGCCTGCCACGTCGGAATGCGTTCGTCGTTCTTTAAGAACGGGGCTGCTTCCAGAAGGGCTGCGTACAGGACAAGGTCGGGTGCGTATTCCGTAATCCAGTTGGTCTGCTGGTCGTCACCAAGGAGGGCGGGCTGTTCGTAATAGACCACTTCAAGCGTCCCTGCCGTTGAGGGGGTCGGGACAATCAACCAGTGCTGATAATCGTAATCGGCGTAGAACTCCGGAGCGGCAGTTTCAGACTCATCGGGCCAGTAACTGCGGCAATACTCATATGAGCGAGTCTGTAGAGGCTGGTTGTTGACCGAGATGCTGATGGTGTCGCGCCAGCGGTCGGGTTTGAGGTAAACGGCCGTACCGACGGCGAGCGTGGTCTGCACGCTACGGATGAACCCCTGAATCTTCAGTTCTCTGGCGATGCGCCGTTCGCCGAGGGTGACGAGACGCGGCAGCTGGTCAAAGACAATCTGGTCGCTTTCGGCGGTGAACCCGCGCTCAAGGTAATTGCGGACGTCTTCCAGCAAACTGCTGTATGTCATGGTGTACGCCATCTAATCCTCGTCAGAAATGGTGAAGAGCAGGCTCGTACAGCATGCGTGGTTACTGTAAAAAAAGAAAAATATTTGCAGAAAACAAAACCTTATTTTCCGAAGCAGTTTTTAATGCATTTATAAAGCGCTCGCACTCTTTCAATAGTGTCGTTTATCCAGTTGATAAACTCCTGTCCGTAGGCGTAGCCCACATACAGCGCAGCGATGATAAGAATAAGGATGATGAAGTATATCATTGGGGTTTATTTTACGTGAATAGATGCTTTGGCCGCTACGTCCTGCACTCTTTTCAGCCGGACGGCCCAACCGTTGCCGAAAGTCTCAATATTCTTCGTCTTCATGTATCGCAGTGCCCGCAAAAAAGACATCTGCATCACCACCGCGTAGTGCATTGCTGCCTTAGAGTTGGCGACGGTCAACGGACCAATAACGCCGTCTACCTTTGCACCAACAGCTTCCTGCAAGAGTTTAGCCGCCACGCCGGGACCCATGTTTACCGCGGTGTCAAAAACAAGAAAATCAACGCCGGGCGGAAGGTCTTCGCACCGGCATTTATCCCAGTACTGTTGGCGGTAGA